GGTTTCTGTTTTTCGAGGACAAAAAAAGGGCGACTCCGAAGAGCCGCCCCTGTGGGTTAGCGTAAAAGTTTAATGGTAGGTCGAGAGGGGTTGTTCATTGCATCGAGATTATTGATAAGAGTATGAAGACTGTATCGCCCTACCTCGCTAGCATCACACCAAGTAGCAATATCGCCAATCTCATCCCTTAGTTTTAACGCCTTCTTCACTAGCCTTTCGGCTTTTAGATTACGTTCGCTTTCGGTCATGTTCATATCCCTCGTGATTGTAGTTTTGTATAGGCTTTTAACTTTTGAGCGTCCTTCTCAATTCTAGCTTCAATTATCTCACGCAAGGCGTCTGATTCTTTTCGATTAAATTTCTGTCTATACGCTCGCCCTAAAACACGACGCTCGTGAAGCTCACTGAGCGTTGAATAACTACAGAAATCATCTAAGAATTTAACTAAGAGCGCGACATCCCTTGTCATTTGACGGATGTTCATCGGTTCGTCCATCTGAACCTCTACACAAAAGCGCGCCTGATCAATTACCTTATCAAGTTCTAATTTGTTCATATCTATTACTCCGAAAAAAGAGAGGGGCAGACAATCTGCCCCTCTGTGGTATTACTTAGTCGCCTTGGCTTGTTTAGCCTCTAGCGCGTTAAACTCCGCCTTGGCTTGCGGGTCGTGAGCTACTGCGTGCTCTATAACCCCTCGAATCAAGCGAAGATGATCCATCTCATACTGCGTTGGTGTTTCCAATTTTTGGAACGCTACCATTCTAGGATGCAATGCTCTAACATCCTGTGTGAAGATCGTGCGCTTGGTGCGCTCGGTAGTCGTCTTATCAGCGCCGTTGAGATGTTTCTCGTAAGCTTCGACTCTACGCTTGCGAAGAGCGCGAATTAGCGCCTCGCATTCGCGCTTAGTATATGGCTTACCCTTACCATTAAGAAAAGGCGATTCGACTGTGCCTTTGCTGTCCTTAGCGCCATCGAGCCAAGCGATAAAGCCTGTGTGCTTGCTATCAAGATAAGCCATCGCTACGCGATCGAATTCATAGCGATACTCCTTGATATTAGCGCGATCTACACCATGGCGCTTAAGGCGTGCATGAAATTCTGCAAGTGCAAGGCTCGCATCAATTTCACAGGTAGTGGCTTTAACGCCTAGGGAAACAAGGTTTGCGGAAAAAAGTTTAATAGTGCTCATATGAGACTCCTATAAGGTTGGCTTAATTGCCGTATCGAAAAACCCCTTGGCTTTCGATGGTTCCTATTATCCACATTGCGCCTTTTTTGACCATGCTATTTTCCTAAACTTGTTTATATAACTACCTAGTGTGTAACACTGTTACGCAGTGCCGCCCAAAAAATAGCGGTAGCCTATATGCGTCACCCACCTACCCCCCGCCCCCCGCGCCACCATATGGGACTCCGCCTGCCTGTATACATACTATTACGCACGAATGATTTGGTATTTTAGTGAGTTCCCGGGGGGAAGCGGGTAATTAACGTAGCCAAACAAGTTTTTCTTATTTCATATTAAGCGCGTTTTGGTATCGCTTCTTAAAAAAAGGTACACTAGCCCCCATCCCCTCTTTTTTATTATGCCCACCGCGCGCACCCCACCCCCCTTTATATAGAAAGACCCCCCTATGGGAGTCCCAAGTACTTGTTTATTTTTTTATTTTTTACTATATACTTCGCCCATCAGCCTAACCGCTTGCATTTAAAAGGTATTTATACAGATGGCCTTAGCCCTCACACCCGAGTTTGGTATAGAGATACCGGACAACGTTTCTTATATTGACTTAAAGGAACGCGTAGAAGCTGCATGCCGAACTATAAATGAACTACAGGAACATGGTTTTGAGTTCGATGACGCCGACGAGATAGACAAAGACGTTGCGGCTACCCTTGCTGCTGCCTACGCGGAAGAGGTGGAGTCCACCTCAAAAGAACTTTCCCATGCCAGAACGGCGAAGATGACTCCGGCAGTCCTTCTTCAGACCAACGACATACTCAAGGAATTCGGCCAACTCGTGGCAACTCACGCTGCTGAAATCCGCAATACTGTAACAAACAAGCTCATACTCGAAACCGAGAATCCCGACGCAAGAATACGAATCAGGGCGTTGGAGCTTTTGGGTAAGATGACGGACGTTGGGCTTTTTACAGACCGCAAAGAAATTACAGTGACCCACCAGACTGCGGACGAGCTACGCGAAAAGCTAAGAGAAAAGCTAACCGTGCTCAAACAAAACGCGGAAGGGGTTTACGAGGCAGAGGAGGAGTAGACCTAGATGCGGGCACCTCGCCGAGATTCACAATTGACTGACTTAACGGTTAAACCGGCGCCTCCAGAGTTTACTTTAGAGGAAATAAACCTGCTTCTACAAAACTTAAACTCCTATACACCCGAGGAACAGGCTGAGATATTAAAGATTGTAGAGGAGCTAGAGGCCCGGCAGCGCGCCGAGGCGGCTTACAATGATCTAGTAGAGTTCTGCAAACAGATGCAGACAGATTATAAGGTAGGAAAACATCACCGAATCCTAGCCGACATGCTTATGGACATCGAGCGGGGGAAAGATTACGACGACGAGGGAGAAGAAGTAGCGGGTACAGGCAAGGATCGAATCTGTGTGAACATGCCGCCCCGTCATGGTAAGAGCCAACTTATCTCAATCTACTTTCCGGCGTGGTTTTTGGGGCGAAATCCAGATAAAAAGGTGCTGATGGTCTCGCATACCACTGATCTTGCGGTAGATTTTGGTAGAAAGGTGCGAAATCTTATTTCTACACCTGAATATCAGGCCATATTTCCTAATGTCCAACTGGCTCAGGACTCAAAAAGCGCGGGGCGTTGGAATACTAGTGCGGGCGGAGAGTATTTTGCGTGTGGTGTTGGCTCGGCACTCGCTGGTCGCGGTGCTCACCTACTTCTTGTCGACGATCCGCACAACGAACAAGATATTATTAGCGGTAACTTGGATGTTTTCGACAAAGCCTACGAATGGTTTACGTTCGGTGCCCGTACTCGTCTCATGCCCGGCGGGCGAATTGCTATTGTACAGACCAGATGGCACTTGGATGACCTGACTGGGCGCGTGGTTCGGGATATGGCGCAGAACGAGCTGGCGGATAAGTACGAAGTTATTGAATTTCCAGCAATTTTGGAGGTAGACAACCTAGATAACCCCGCAAAACCCATAGAAAAGCCCCTGTGGCCTGAGTTCTTTAATCTCGACGCCCTGTACAGAACCAAAGCGTCAATGCCGGTGTTCCAGTGGAATGCCCAGTACCAACAACAGCCTACGGCGGAAGAGGCAGCACTTGTTAAGCGCGAGTGGTGGAAGGAATGGACTAACGAAGACCCGCCTAGTTGTGAGTATATAATAATGACATTGGACGCGGCGGCCGAAAAGAACAATAGGGCTGACTTTACGGCACTGACTACGTGGGGTGTTTTCTTTAACGAGGAAGAGAACTGCTACGCGATAATACTACTTAACGCGATCAAACGACGGCTAGAGTTCCCAGAGCTAAAAGAGTTGGCGATGGAGCAGTACGAGCAGTGGGAGCCGGATGCGTTTATCGTGGAGAAGAAAAGTAGTGGTACGCCTCTCTATCAGGAAATGCGTCGGTCAGGATTGATGGTACAAGAATATACACCGCACAGAGGGTCAGGAGATAAAACTGCGCGTTTAAATTCAGTTGCTGATATAGTACGCTCAGGACTTGTGTGGGTTCCACAAACACGTTGGGCGGAAGAGCTAGTAGAAGAAGTAGCAGGTTTTCCGTTTATGTCTAACGATGACTTGGTGGATACTACCATAATGGCATTGATGCGTTTTCGTCAAGGCGGGTTTATATCCCTACCAACAGACGAGGCGGACAGCGAACCACTATACCGGCGTCGCGGGGGTTACTACTAATGGCAGAGAAAACTAAATTTGAAAGGTGGCTTGATAGCCTAAACCCGGAGCAGCGCGCCGCTTTTGATGCGTCAATAGAATTTGGCGATCAAGAGTATATGGGTGAGATACAGCGTAAGTTACCCCCAGAGACTAGGTTCGGTGGTGAGTTCGGGTTATTGAGCGCGCTTGGTTACGGCAAAGGTACTAATGAAGACCGCGCAGGAATAAAACAAGTCTATAGCCCTAACGGCGGCCTACCTACAATTTTAGGAGAGTATTTACGTCGTGATTCTTCGGAGGATAACAAAGATTTTGGGCAAGAAATACAGGGGCTGGCTTATATGGGGGGAAAACCACCCGTGCGGGGAAAAGACATAACTGTTTTTCACCCTCTTATGCAAAGCCGAGCAGAGGCGATGTACGCTAGTCCAGAGGGTATTTTTAATGTTGGCGATTTCGTTAGGTATCCAGAAACAGTTGCCCATGAGCTTACACATAAAGGCTTTGATAGCCCGGCGTTCTTAGATTTTTTAGAGGAGACCGGGCGTAATAAAGGTAAACCCTACTCGGCAAAGCAAGAACATTACTTTATTGACGCCGCTGAAAATGAGAATGTTGAATATGACGACATACTTAAGTTTGATCGCAATAAAGGTGACTTTAAAAACTTGCGGGGCAAGCAAGAGGGCTACCGCACAGTCCTTAACGAATTCAAAGAATGGCTAACCCCAGAGAAACAAGAGCAGTACGGAGTTAGACTTCCCGTACCTGCGGCAGAACCAGTGGACCCCTCCATGCTGGATAGACTAATAGATTTTATACAGGGCAAATAACATGGCTATTGAAAAAGGTTTGTACGGAATGCCCGAAGGCATAGAAAACGAAATAAACGCAATGGGCGAACCTGACGCCGTGGTCGAAATGGCTATAGCCACCGATGAAGACATGCCTGTTATGGTAGAGCTTGAAGATGGCAGCGTTGAAATAAGTTTTGGTGAAGAGCCGGAAGATGCCGATATGGCGCCATTCGATGCGAACCTTGCTGAGTACTTAGACGACGGGCAGCTACAAGAGTTAGCTGGAGAGTTAGAGGAAGCTATTGATGGAGATACCACAGCTCGCCGTGATTGGGCAGACAGCTATGTCGCAGGTCTCGATGTGCTAGGCATGAAGTACGAAGAGCGGGTTGAGCCTTGGGAAAATGCCTGTGGTGTATATAGCAACATCCTAGCCGAAGCAGCTATTCGGTTCCAAGCCGAAGCGATGAGTGAGACGTTCCCCGCTGCTGGCCCTGTCAAGACTAAAATCCTAGGTGAAGTCACTAAGGAGAAAGAAGACGCAGCCCTCCGTGTTAAGACGGATATGAACTACGAATTAACTGAGGTTATGGTAGAATACCGCCCCGAACATGAGAGGCTGTTGTATAGCCTTGGTTTGGCTGGTTCTGCCTTCAAAAAGGTGTATTTTGACCCCAATATGGGCCGTCAAACCGCCTTGTATATCCCTGCCGAAGATGTGATTGTGCCCTACGGTGCCTCTAATATTG